TTATATGGGGCAGAACATACAATTCAACTACGCAAACATTAAATATAAGTGCGCGTGAATTTGAAAGTTATTTTGAGCGCAGGCGAATAAGCCAAGATATATTTTTCAACAATATAGACCAGTTATCTATTGCACAAACGCTAGTGGCGTGGGCGCAAGGTCAGCCTTATGGCAATATTAACGTTTCTATAGGCGCAGAAACTTCAGGCATTTTATTATCGCGTAATTATTACAACTATGAATTAAAAACAATTTACAATGCGTTACAAGATTTATCTCGCGCCGAAGATGGTTTTGATTTTAATATTACAGTTGCGTATAACGGCTCAGGTCAGCCAAGTAAAACATTAACACTTGGCTATCCACGCATTGGAACTGTTTATGACCAATTCAATCCTGAAGCAATTATGTTTGATATGCCGGGCAATATTGTGGAATACGAATATCCCGAAGATGGCGCAATTGCGGCAAATAAAGTTTATGCGCTAGGCGCAGGCAGTAATGAAGGCAAATTAATATCAATTCAAGAAGATACAACAAAATATGCCGATGGTTGGGCGTTATTAGAAGAACAAAGCAATTATTCTGACGTAACAGACCAAGCCTATTTAGACCAGTTGGCATTAGGACAAGTTAATGCCGTTTCTTATCCGCCAACAACAATGAAAGTTGTAGTTCCAGCCTATGAAACGCCACAATTTGGAACTTATGGAATAGGCGATGACGCACGTATTCGCATAACTGACAGTAATTTTCCTAATACGTTAGACCAAGTTTATAGAATTGTTGCTTTAAATGTTGAACCTGGTGAAAATGGCCCTGAACGCGTTACATTAACATTAACGCAAACTACGAATTGAGGCGTTTATGGCATACATAAATCAACCTGCGGATTTACGAATTATTTTTGCGGATTTAGAAAAACGTTTGCGTTTGCTTGAAACTGCTACACGTTTCACATTTCCTGCGGTAACATCTGACCCTACAAACCCACGTATCGGTGACGCGTGGCTAAATACAACTACCAATCAGGCAAAGATTGTAGATAGCACTGGCGCCGTGCGTATTATTACTTGGACGTGATATGAGCACTAATGATTGGGCTGGCTTGGCGGTCAGCGTAACAACGCTAATCGGCGCACTTGCTATTGGTGTTCGCCATCTTGTAAAGCATTATTTGGCAGAATTGAAACCAAATAGCGGCAGTTCAATTAAAGATAAAGTTAATGATATAGATAATAAAGTGAATAATTTGGAATCACGTATTGATGAAATTTATTTGTTATTAGTCAAACGAAAGGCGCGTTAATGAGTAAAGAATTAGTAGTAAATATTGCCAATTCGCAAATTGATTATCAAGAAGGCGTAAATAACGACACAATGTATGGCAAGTGGTATAGCATGAATAATCAGCCGTGGTGTGCCATGTTTGTTTCATGGGTATTTAGCGAGGCTGGACTTGCTTCTAGCGTTGCGGCTTCAACTAGAAAAGGATTTGCCAGTTGTGACGCTGGTTTAAAATGGTTCGCCAAGAAAAACAAGTTAGTTCCAATCGGACAAGCACAGGCTGGCGATATTGTTTTTTTTCAATTTGATGATGACGCACAGCCCGACCATGTAGGTATTGTCGTTAAAAATAACGGCAAGTATTTGTGGTGTATTGAGGGTAATACTGCCGCAGATACAAAAGGCTCCCAAAGTAACGGAGATGGCGTTTATCGTAAGAAACGCGCCTACTCTCTTGTTATGGCAGTAGCCCGACCATAAGGAGAAACATGAACGACCAATTAAAAGCGGCACTTGCTTCCTATCTACGCACATTTGCGGCAGTAGTGGCATTTGCTGTTTCACAGGGCGAAACAGACACTAAGAAGATTCTTCTTGGTGCGCTAATCGCCGTAATTGGACCAGCGGCTCGTGCCGTCAATCCAAACGACCCTGCTTTTGGCAAGGGTGCGTTCTAAACGGCATATCCGTTACAACTAAATAACGCTGAGCCAGCGGCAGGAAGGGGAAGCCTGTCGCTGGCACAGGTGAGGCGCAAATGACCCTATTAGAGCGATTTACAGCCAAATACAGACTAGATGAGAATGGTTGCTGGATTTGGCAGGCAAGTAAGTTAAAAAGCGGCTACGGCGTTTTTACGGACTTTGGACGTAAAACTGTTACAGCACATAGATGGTCTTATCGCCATTACAAAGGCGAGATACCCAATGGATTAGTCATAGACCACATTTGCCGCCAACCAAGTTGTGTGAATCCAAATCATTTACAAGCCATACCGCAATCACAAAACATTGAGCGGTCTTTATATGCCAAAAAGCGGCGCGCTCGCACACATTGTAAAAATGGGCATGAATACACACCAACAAACACCAAACGCTTGCCAAATAAACGCGGAAGAATTTGCTTAACTTGTTTAAGTAAAGGCTAAGCCATACACATTTTTGGCGGTCTTTGCGGTATTCTTCTGCTATGTCTTTAGAAAAGTCTATTGAGGAATTCAAGCACAATAGTGGCGTATGCCCTTTTGCTAAGTTAATTAATAATCTAAATGATGAAGATAAAAAAGCGTTATTAAAAGCACTTGATAATAAAGTGCCTGATGTAACACTTGCCTCTGCCTTACGTAAAGAAGGCTGGCGCATAGCGGAAATAAGTATTGCTCAACATAGAAAAGGCATTTGTCGGTGTCCGAACAAAAAATAAAAGAAATTCTTGAGCAACGCGACATGTATCACGGTGACTTTTATTCTAATTTTTTAGTCATTGGCAAAATATGGGGCGCATTATTAGGCGTTGAACCAATTGAGCCGTATAAAGTGGCATTAATGATGGACGCATTTAAAACTGTTAGAGCATTTAAGAATCCTGAACATGAAGATAACTGGCTAGATAAGTTTGGTTATACGCAACATGCGCAAAGTTCTGCTTTTTACGACATACAGAAAAAGAAAAAATGACTTTAGAAAAACGTTTGGCGGAACTACCTGACGAAATATCTTCGGAAGATGTAACAGAATTACGCCGAGCGTTGGTGCGCACTCAAAAACAATTAAAAGAATCTAAAAACCGCACAGAAGAATTAGTAGAGGCAACTAAACAAGCCGCTTATGACGCCACATTAGCGATGGGTCCAGTTACTGATGTAATTGCGCCAGCAATAGACAAACGTAAAAAGAACGTAGAGTGCGCGTTATGGCATTTAACTGATTGGCAAGGCAGTAAAAAAACAAGCACATATAACACGGAAATAATGCGCAAACGCGTTAATTCATTTGTAGATAAAGCGCACAGAATTACAGAGATACAGCGCGCCGACCACCCAGTTAAAGATGTTGTAATTATGTTTGGCGGCGACATGGTGGAAGGCTTGTTTAACTATCCAGCCCAATTACACGAAATTGATTCAAGTTTATTTGGACAATATGTAAATGTCAGCCGCTTGATGGTAGATATTGTGCGCCGCGCATTGACTATCTATGAAAACGTGTTAGTTGTATCTGAGTGGGGTAATCACGGCAGAATTGGAAGCAAGCGCGCAGATGTGCCACGTAGCGACAACATTGACCGCATGTGTTATGAATTGGCGCGCCAGTTATTATCTAGCGAAAAACGATTAACTTGGCAAGATTGTCCTGATGATGTTCAGCGTGTAGAAGTCGGCAACTATCGTGCTTTGTTAATACATGGCGATGAAGTAGGCAGAAACGGCTTTGCTTCGCCAACCGCTATTGTTCAACACGCAAATAGATGGCGTAGTGGCGCATATCCGTGGGAATTTAGAGATGTTTATATCGGGCATTATCACACTCATGCTTGCTGGCCCATGGCTAATGGCTTGGGTTCGGTGTATCAAACTGGAAGCACAGAATCGGACAATAGATACGCTAGAGATTTATTGGCGGCTAGTGCGATACCAAGCCAACGCCTACATTTTATTGACCCAAATAAAGGCAGAGTTACGGCTGAATATAAGATTTGGCTGGATTAGATTCGGCGGTATCTACTGCCTCATCTAGTGAATAGCCGTGTTCTGCGGCGCAATTGCCACATTGTAAGCACATTATTCTTCTTCTTCGTCATCTCCATAATCGGAGGTAATTAGGCGCATATCTGACACGTCAATGCCGTTTTCTTTTGCGTGCGCCATAGTTTCCTTGAATACATTTACGGCGCGATTTGCTAAATCATCTACTAAATCAGGATATTCGGTTTCTGTTCCTAATTGCACAACTAATCCACCGCACCGTATTTCAATGTGCGTGTAGTTGGATTTATTGGCAGCCATGCCACTTATTGTAAGTGCGTTACGCACTGTTACGCCACAAGGCTCGGCGCGGCGGATTGAACAACTGCGCCCATTTGGCGTGTGCGCCACATTATTTGGCGCGTATTTTGTTGGCATAAGTGGTTTTTAAGTAACGTCTGAAATAACGCGTTAAAAGTAGCGTCAGGCTTTATGTGATAGGCTGTCCTCATAACTAAATAGCGAATTCTGAAAGTCAGCGAACGTCTTACCGCCCAAAAAGCGCCGAGAATCCGTTCTCAACTTGACCGCAGACCAGTAAGAATCTCGCAAGCACATTGACAACTAAATAAATGACCAAGAATCGGTGAAAGAATCCGCGAAAGACTTCCTACGGGACGGCACCTCTGTGACGGCAACTCTTGGCATTTATTGACATAGAGAAGGCAAGAATTTGTGGCGCAGTTGTTAGTAGCGCGCCACTTTTTCAATATGTAGCCAGCAAAACTACCAAAGTCCAAACCAGCCAGCACGTAGTTACAAAAGTATCGCCATTGGCGGCAAGTTGTAACAGATAGGCACAGTTTGGTATTCGCCACGTGACCGAATCGGCGGCGTTGTAATACTTTTGGCAAGTTTGTGACCCGCCGTAAAGTTGTAACAGATAATCGGACGCCATGACGCACAGCAATGTGCCGAGCGAGTGACGCCGATTGGAAGTTATTTGATAGCGGCGAAGGACCCAATGGCGAACCAGCCTTAGAACATAACTAACTAGGACAGCACATAAATCCGAAACCGCGCGGCACTAAAAGTCGCGCGGTCTAGTGGCATTAATTGGCGCGCCACTACTGACGAGGACAGCCAAACAAAAGGGATAAACAAATGACTAAGAAGCACTTCATAGCAATGGCAATTAAGTTCGCACAAGTTCGCCAAACAATCTGTAACAGCGATTGGGACGTGGACCAAAAAGCACAACAACTACTAGGCACAACTCAGGCAATTCAAGGTTTCTGCCAAGTAGCCAAAGAAGCAAATAGCAATTTTGACGCCGACTATTTCATTGATTTTATTGATGACATTGTGGCTGGCAAGCGTGACGCTAATGGCAAAGTAATCAAAACACGAAAGGCGGCATAACAAATGACACACAATCTATTAACACAGTTAGAAAATTTAATTTCTAACTTACAAGATGACAAAGCCGATTACTACGCAGAAAACAACAATCGCACAGATGAACACATTATGTGGCTTGTTGGACAAATAGATGGAATCAAATCAGCAATTAACTTAATCAAGGGAGCATAACAAATGGACGACAAAACATTACGCGAGGTTGAATACAAAGTAATCCGACCAGAAGCAGAGCCACGCGCAGTTCAGATTGACGCATGGCTTGGCGATTTGTATTTGGGACAGCGCACGTTTTATGCGTCATCTATCAAGGACGCAAAGTATGACGCAAGACAGCGAATCAAAAAGTTTGGTTCGCTTAACTAACTAACAAGAAAAGGACAGGTAATAAAAATGGCAACAACAAAGGCAGAACGTAACTATCAAGCAAACGCAAGTGATATTGATACAGCACTTAAAGTGTTCCGTAAAACAGATGGCATGGAAACACTTATTCAGCACTTAGCGGCGTTTTTAACTCCCGACCAATTCCGCATGTTATGGGTTTTGGAGTTAAACAAGATTCCGCTAGAAATTGTTTATGTAGATAAAGATGGCAACAAGATAGAAGAAAAGGAAAGCGCCAATGTCTAAAGTAGAGGCAGATAAAGCGCCACAACGTTCAGGCAAAATACGTTGTGGCGCATGTGGTAAAGATGTAATAACTGGCACTTGGGTCAAACTTATGTTTTGTCCTGACGCCAAATGTATTAATAGCGAGGAAAGATACCTCACCGATTAAGCCGAAACGTGCCAAATATGCGCAATTGTTTAAGCAACGCACATATTTGGCACGTCTAGTGGTAAATGCCACTACTGATGAGGCTCATCAGCACAAACAAAGGACAGGCAAATGGAAACAAATACAGTAACAACACGTGAAAAAGCAGAACAACTAATTAACACTCTACAAGGCGAGGCGTTATTGGTTGAGATTGACAAACTATTGGCGCAAGTAGATTCTCTAAAGGAATCTAAGGAGTCATACACCGATAGATATTGGAAAGCAAGTGCCGAGATTGGCAATCTACGCAACACCGTTCGTGAATATTTCAAAGATGAAGTAGATGGCGACAAAAACGCCACAGTTGAAATGGACGTGGACGACATTAACGATTTACTCAATCGTATTGGCGCACAAGAACTCAAATTCACTTACTCAGCAAATGTAACCATTACATTTACTATTACAGGCGTTGAGGCAGATAGTGAAGAAGATGCCGAGCGCCAAATTCTTGACGCCATTAGTTATGAAGTAAGCAACAATTTGGAACACGATGGCACAGAAGATGACGATTACCAAGTAGATAACGTGGAGGCAGAATAATGACAAGCACAGTTACAGATAGTTACGTGGTTTGTTCGCCAAATGGGCATTATCACGACTACGCAAAACTTGTTGGTTGGGTTAAATCTGAACAACATGCCGTTATTAAATTCTCAGAATTTACTAAATGGTATAACGAAGCAAGATTTTTAACCTCATCAGCAAAAATTATGGCAATTCTGCCAGCACCAAGTTTCGTTGGTAATACGTTTGAGATAGCGCAAACAGTTGCCAACGATTTAACGCAATACGCACAACAACTAACAACAACGAAAGGACAGAAATAATGGCACACAGACTAGAGGAGTTTGAAGATGGCACAACCGCTTTCTTCACCGCGCGAGAAGTAGCGTGGCACAAACTCGGCACAGTTACAGAAGGCGCACTAACAGCGGAAGAAGCACTTAAAACCGCTTATCTAAACTGGGACGTAATCAAATCAGAAAACCCAGTTTCAACCATGATTCCAATGTTGGGCGATTCAGCAATGGAACAAGGTTCAATGGAAGAAGTTACGCACAGCGATAGATTCATTACTTATCGCCGTCACCCAAAAACTGGCGTAGCGGAAGCACTTGGCGTGGTTGGTAATCGTTACACGCCAGTTCAGAACGCGGAAGCGTTTTCGTTTCTTAATTATGTGGCTGACGAATCAGGCGCAGTTTTTGAAACGGCTGGCTCAATTGATAATGGTCGTAAAGTGTTTATGACTATGAAAATGCCCGAAGGATTACAAATTGGTGGCGTGGATGCCATTGATATGTATTTGATGGCATGGAACACACATGATGGCTCATCATCATTTAGTGTTTGTGTTACGCCAATCCGCGTTGTATGTCAGAACACATTAACGGCGGCACTACGCGCGGCTAAATCTAAATACTCAATTCGCCATACACCTTCCGCTGGCGGCAAGATTCAAGCGGCACGTGAAGCACTTAAAGTTACATTTAAGTATTCGGCTGAATTTGAGAAAGAAGCGGAAACATTACTTAACCAATCAATGACGGACAAAGAGTTCGCCAAGTTAGTTGAGTATGTAGTGCCACTTGACCCAAAGGAAGAATCACCACGTGCCATTACTATGGCTACACAAGCACGTGGCGCGCTAATGGGCTTATGGAACGCACCAACACAAGCCAACATTAAGAATACTAAGTGGGCGGCTTACAACACGTTTGTGGAGTATTCCGATTGGGCAAAGCCAGTTCGCTCAAAGGACGCTGACATGGCACGTGCCGAACGTATTGTTAATGGAAGTGGCGATAGATTCAAGAATAAAATCTTGGCTCTTTTGTAATTAACTAACCAGCCAAACTAACCGATTAGGCGCGTTGGCTTTTATGTAGTGACACAAAGACACGCTACATAAATGGCTAACGCGCCTATGACGTTCCTAATCGTTTTTTCAAGTATCATCTACAACTGGAGGCAACCCAAATGATAAGTAATGTAATAGCCATTTTATTTTCTATGGCGTTCGCAAGTGGCGTAATGATTCTTATTCGCCTTAATAATGACAGCAAATTAACACTTAGAGGCAGACGCCTAGTTTTTGTCGTGTCTTTAGTGGCTGGCTTTTTCGTGGCGCAATTCTTCTTACATTTTAATGTGAATTGCGATTTACGACCAAACGCAACTACAACCGAGTGCCAAGTGGCGTGGTTTTAGGCGCAGTTGTTTAATCCGCCGCAAATTGCGGTGGTTATTTACCAAAGGAAGGCAAACCAATGGCACGTATCAAAGTGAAGGCAATTATCGGAGTAGATATGCCTGAACCGAAAGAAGGCGCAGTAAAGCAAACACCAAAAGAACGCCGAGAAGAATTACGCGAACACGCAAGTGCCGTAATCATTGACGCGTTATCACATGCCGAACTAAATCCAACTGTTCATCGGTTGAATTTGTCACGCGAAAAGAAAACAAAGGGAGAAACAAATGAGTAATAACGCAACACTTGCCGTATCAACCGAGCAAGCGTTTTGGGACGATAAACAAATCGCCGCACTTAATCAATTAGGACTACAAGGCGCACCAAAAGGCGACTTGGCAGTTTTTCTACATTTCGCACAGCGAACTGGTCTTGACCCTTTCGCTAGGCAGATTTACATGATTAATCGCGGCGGCAGATACACAATTCAGGCAAGTATTGATGGATTACGTATCGTGGCGCAACGTAGTGGCGAATACGCTGGACAGGCTGGACCATTTTGGTGTGGCGAAGATGGCGAATGGACAGACGTATGGCTTCAATCAACACCGCCTATCGCGGCAAAAGTCGGCGTATTCCGTAAAGGATTCTCCGAACCGCTTTGGGCTGTGGCGCGTTTTGATTCATATTGCCCACTTGGCAAGGACAACAAGCCAATGGGCTTATGGAACAAGATGGCTGACGTTATGTTGGCTAAATGTGCCGAATCGTTGGCGTTACGTAAAGCATTTCCAAATGATTTGTCGGGTATCTATACGGCAGAAGAAATGGAACAGGCTGACGTAACAAGCCAAACGCCAGTTATCGCAACAGTTGAAGTGCCTACAAAGCAATTTGTGGCAAGCGCAGAATTAACTGTTGATTTAAGAAAGATATTGGACGAGGCAGACGCAATTGAATCTATTGAGGCACTAAAAGCGTTATATGAACGCCATAAAACCTATTTAGATTATCAATTTAAGCCAACGGACAATGATGAGCCGACAACTCTCAAAAACGAGATATTAATGCGGCGCACCAAACTAACGGCGTTACAAGCACTTAAAGATAATTTAGGCGCAACTAATGTCTAATTCATTCCATAATTTGGAATTAAATCTAACTGGCGTCATATCACCTGCGGATAAGTTTGAAGAATTTCACAGACTTAATCCGCAGGTTTATACGGCATTGGAATCAATGACTAGAGAAATGGTTAATCGCGGAAGGCGCAAAATCGGTATCAAAATGTTATTTGAGGTTTTGCGCTGGAACTATTACATGGAAACAGATGACCCCAATTCTGATTTCAAGATAAATAACAATTATGCGCCACATTATTCACGGCTCATTATTGCCAACAACCCACAATGGGAAAACGTGTTTGAACTACGAACAATTAGGAGTATGTAATGGACATAGATAAAGAAACACTTGCCTTTTTTGAGCAAATCTACTCAAATGGCGCAACAAAAAGAACACAAACAAAAATAACAATTAAGCCAATCGCAAAAGAAAAAGAGTTTGAATTGGCTATTCCAGTAGATAAATTGTTTGAGTTGTATGGCAATTTAATACTCGCTGGCTTCTCGCAAGATGAAGCACTAATTATCATAATTGGCGTAATTGCTCATGGAAAAAGTGAGTAACGAGCCATATCGCTGTTGGTATTGCGCCAACTGGAAAACAGACCCGTTGGCGCAATGTTCAATTTGTGGCAATACTGGAAAGGATAAGCCAAATGGTTACACCACAGGCTATAGAAAATAGGCTGGCAACATTATCTAAAGAGGTTGATGATTCACATGCCTATTTAGAACAAGCCGAACACGCCTATCACAAGGCAAAAGCCACTTATGAAATAGCGGTGGCTAAAACGCGGCTGTCATACATAAACGATAAGTTGCGTGTTCAAGACGTTAATGACCAAGCACTTGTTTTATGTGCCGAGCAGTATCAGGCACTAAACGTGGCAGAGGCAACCGTTAAAGCGGCGCGCGCTAATGCCACGCGTATTAGAACGCAAGTAGATATTGCACGTTCTATCGGAACTTCCGTTAGAGCCAGTTTAGAAATGTAGGAAGGAAAAAATGAAAGTAGGACAGTTAAAAGAAATAATAAAAGATATGCCCGACACGGCAGAATTGTGTTTAATCTTCTACGAAAAAGAAGAATTAAATGCCATTTTATCCGAGATGGGCATAAGTGAAGCAACAAATTCCCAATGGTCATCTATTGTGGAACGTTTTAATAACAGTAAAGCAGTAAATCAAATTGCCGATGAAACGTTTAGCGAAATGGCTTACACATTGGCATACAAACTAGGCGGAAGGGAACATAGTTATGAAAATTGATGAAGTGTTAATGAAAGCACTTACAAGTTACGATAACAACCGCGAACGCTCACAACAAGAGCAAATCGGTGTATCGCAATTAGGCGGTTGTCGCAAACAAGTATGGCTACAACTCAACAAGGCAGAAAAAACTAATACAAATACGTTACGCCTGCCAGCATTAATGGGAACAGCAATTCACAAAATGATTGAGGAAGCGTTAGTAAAAGAATCATGGGGTGAATACTGGCTGGAAGAAGAATTGGAATATGACGGCTTAAAAGGTCATGTTGATTTGTATATTCCCGAAATTGGAGCCGTTGTAGATTGGAAAACAACCAAGTTAAAAAACTTAGATTATTTTCCAAGCAAACAACAACGTTGGCAGGTTCAAGTTTATGCGTGGCTTATTCAGAAGGCTGGCAACGCTACGCCAAAAACTGTAACTCTAGTAGCCATTCCACGTGACGGCGATGAACGCCAAATTAAGATACACACAGAGGAATACAACGAGCAAATTGCTTTAGAGGCAATTGCTTGGCTACGTGACGTTCAATCACGTGACACGGCACCCGAACCTGAACGCTACGCGGCACAATTTTGCCAACATTATTGTCCGTATTTTGGCGAGAAGTGTGGTGGCAAGGGAAAAGAATTTACAGGCGAAATTATTGAAGATACAACAGTAATTTCTGCCGTAAAGCGTTATTTGGAACTAGACAGCCAAATAAAAGAATTAACGTCACAAAAAGATGGCGTTAAAGCGGCATTGGAAAACGTTAATGGCGTAACGCCTGATGGCGTCAAAGTATCTTGGAGCCAAATCAATGGGCGCACAAGTGTTGATGAGCAAGAAGTCAAAAAACTCCTAGGTTTTGTTCCGACAAAGCAAGGAGATTCTTCTATGCGATTGACGGTGAAATAATGCCATACACAAACGAAAATCTTTGCGTGGAATGTAATGAACATATAGCGGAAGCACATCAGCCGACTTGTTCCTCATACAACATGGAACGTTTTTTACCGCTAACAGAGCAAGAAGTGCGTGATTTGATTGAAAAACAACTAAGACAACGCGCCTCGGAATCTTGTTATTGGAAAGAAATGTTTGAAGATAAAAACATGACAGAAAGTGCCGAACATTGGAAAGTTATAGAGGCGATTTGGAATGAAGCCGCCGATATAGCACTAGGACTAAGAAAGGTTTAATCATGGCAACATGGGTAAAAATAGATGATGGATTCCCCGACCACCCCAAAATTGTTGGACTATCTGACTTGGCATTTCGTGTTCATATAAGTGGCTTGTGTTACGCAGGTCGTTATTTGACAGACGGATTTGTGCCAATGTCAATAGCAAGCAGGCTGGCTAACGGAGATATGGCGGCGATTGCCGAACTATCAAGCGTTGGTTTATGGCTAGATGACGTTGAAAATAACGGATTTCGTATTCACGATTATTTGGCACATCAAACATCTAAGAGTGAAGTGGAACAAAAGCGGTCTTTAACACGTGAGCGCCAAAAGCGTTATAGAGAACGCCAAAAAACACAAGAAAACACTAACGCGGAATCGGAAGGCGGTGATGACGATTGGGATAACGCGTTAGTTACGTCCTCAGAATACAGAATACAGAATACAGAGGACAGAACACAGAATACAGAGATAAATACTAAAGAACTACCTGCGCCGAGAGTGGCTAGTGCCAAACTTGCCGTAGAAAATATCTCAAACAAACTTGCTGAAGCGAGAGCCAATGGCATTAACGCATGGAATCTATCTCGGCTTGTTGAAGATGAGTGGGATAAGTTACACACCAATAACGATATAGGCGGCTGTATCGCACTAACCGCTTGGTATGTGGCTGAACTACAAACGCGCCAGTTATCAAGTCAAGAAATTGGCAGAATTGGGCAAATGACTAAGAGATTTGGTCGTATAGCCTTATTAGCAATTGATGAAGCGGCGAGCAAAGACTTAACTGATTTGGTTAGTTACGCTTACCGAGTGGCGCAAAACATGTATAAGGAAAAGGCGGCGCAAAATTAATTGCGCAGTTGTTTAATCCGCGCAACAAGGCGCACGGCAGAAAGGCGGCAAAATGGAAAACAATTGTAAAGAAAATCATTGGTATGTTGAAGATGGGCAACTACGCCTAGACACGCCAAACGAACAAGCCACAGACTTGGCAAAGCAAGTAATAAAAACACTTGAAAAACAAATACGGCTACAAATCTATAACGATATTTGCGATTTTAAACCGTTAGAAAACCGCGCAAAGATAATGAAAATAAGTGGTGGCATTGATAACGCTTTACTCGGTGTTCAAGCCATTTGTGCCGATATAGCGTTAGGCAAAACGCATGGCGCAAATTGACCATTTTGAATTCATATCTAAACTGTTACGCGAGATTGAAGAATTACGCATAACAGATACGCCGGCAAATGAGTTGGCGTTTATTTACAAAGAAGGGCATGAAATGGCACTAGACCAAGCACTCAACGCACTAAGAAAGGAACTGTAATGTTAGGGACAAACGAAAATCATTGCCGTAAAGTTAATTGCCGTTGCACACATACTGATGGTTGCGAGCGCGGCTGGATTCACGTCCGTTATTCTGACACAAAAATTGTTACGCGTAACGGCGTGGAAACAAAAGTGGAAACTTGGTATGATGGCGTTCAATTCTGCTCGGTATGTGACCCTGAAAGAGCGCACATACAACGCACATCTGCCAGTAGTGAAGAAATGGCACAACGCCTAAGAGAGCGTTCATCATATAAAAATACAGAAAACTACGAAAAACAAGAGGCGAATAAAACTCGCACTCTGTAAGGAGTAGCAATATGAAACACATCAAAAAAATCAAAGTATCGTTTATAGCAATAATCGGCATGTTTTTATCACTAGCCAGCCCTGCCGAGGCACAGGCGCCTAAAATGTCGCAAATTCAACTGTTACAGAATCTTGCGATGAATAATCCAAAAGATTACGCACGAATTGCGCTTAAAAAATACAACTGGAACAAAAAACAATATGTTTGCCTAGCAAGATTATGGGGCAAAGAATCAGGCTGGAATCATTTAGCCGATAATCCGCACAGCACAGCGTTTGGAATTGCCCAAATGTTAAAAGAGAAGAATAAGCACCCAATGGCTCAAATTAATAACGGATTGCGCTATATTGAGCACCGTTATGGAACCCCTTGTGCCGCGTGGCAACATTGGCAAAGAAGAAACTGGTATTAAAGCCGACTTTTTCGTAAGCGGCAGACCAGTTCCACAAGGCTCCCTAAAATTTATTAACGGACACGCTATTCATGTGCGCGCACAAGATTTAGCGTTATGGCGCGCTGATATTGCCAACAAAGCACGTTCGGCTATCTTTCAAAAAGCACAACAAGGCGTAGAAATTCATTTAACGTTTGTGCTTAAAAAACCAAAAACTGTAACGCGCAATGAGCCATACATACGCCCAGACATAGATAAATTATCGCGCGCTGTGCTTGATGGTTTAACTGGCGTTGCTTATGAAGATGATGAGCAAGTAGTTAAATTAACTGCCGTAAAAGAGTATGGCGATAATGAAGGCGTATGGATTAAATTTACTGATAAAGAAAAGTTACGCCGCAGTTTGGCTAATGCCGAAGCCGTCATAGACGATTATTTCAATACTTATACCGATTAACCCATCTTCATAATCACAAAGGACGGCGCATGACGGATTGGCAAGCATTACGCGATTTAATTCTGACACGTTGCCAACATTACTGTGAAAAATGTGGGTTTGGCTTAACTGAAGATTTTGCTTTACATCATAGAAAGTTGCGCTCGCGTGGCGGAAAAGATACAGCCGATAATTTAGTTGCGTTACATCATAAATGCCACAATCTCGGCACAGATAGTGTTCATCTGAATATAAAAGTTGCCACCGAATTAGGATTAATCGTGCCAAGACACGCAGAGCCGAGTGAATATCCATTAACACTTGCTAACGGCTCTGTTGTTACACTTAGCGCGGAAGGCACTTACGTTTATTTGGAAAGGAAGGAACAATATGGCTGGTGAAGGAATTATTACTGTTACTGGCAATTTAGGCGGCGACCCTGAATTACGTTTAACACCAACTGGGGTAACCGTAACATCATTTAATCTTGCCAACACTCCACGCGTTAAAAAAAATAACGATTGGCAAGATGGCGAAACAATTTGGTTTCGTTGTTTTGTGTGGGGTAAAGACGCAACTGGCGCGGCTAATGAATTGCGTAAAGGAACGCGTGTAATTATTACAGGTCGTTTTAGTGTTGAAAGTTTTACAAACAAAGAAAACGAAATTGTAAAATCGTTACAAATTAATGCGGATTCTTACGGTATTGTTCCGCGTAACGTTGCTGAGCCACAAGTGGCGCACAACGAAAAACCAATTGAGGACCCAGTAGATGACCCTTGGGCAATCTAAGAAAGGCAAAAATGGAATTTAATGATGACGTTTCTGACGAGATAATTGATTCGGTGGCAACTGCCGAGTTTCTTGGAGTTTCAGCCGTTAATTTACGGCAACTGGTTTACCGCAAAATCCTTGTCCCATGTGGCAAGGAAAAACGCCGCTCGCTATTCAAAATGGCTGACGTGGCACAGGTAAAGGCAGCGCGAACTCCGTCCGTCCCTTCGGAGTGACGCGCGCAATGAAAGAGTGCGCTCCCCTGTCCTGAGCGCACTCTTTCTTAAAATTAACGAAAGGCTAAAATGGAAAAAATAGAAACTGTGCTTTTAGATGAATTAAAACTTGATTCAAATAACGCACGTAAGCATAACGAGGCAAACATTGACGCAATTGCTGAATCGTTACGCAAATTTGGGCAACGTAAGCCAATTGTTGTAACAAAAGAAAATGTAGTGATTGCTGGCAACGGAACAGTTGAAGCGGCGCATAAAATAGGCTGGAAAGGCTTAGACGTTGTGCGTGTGCCTGAAAACTGGACAGAAGAACAAATAAAGGCTTATGCGCTCGCTGATAATCGCACGGCTGAAATGGCAACTTGGGATAGCACAATACTGTTAGACCAATTGCGCGAATTAGATTTAGGCGATTGGGATATTAAGGCGCTTGGCTTTGGCAATTTTGAGTTAAACGAAAAAGAAAATTTGCCTGATACTGATTACAAGGACTTAGGCGAACGTTATGAAGTAGTTATTGAGTGCGCAGATGAAAATGAACAAACGGCATTATTGTTACGCCTTTCTGAAGAAGGCTTGAAAGTGCGAGCAATAATCATTTAATAAAGTTGGGTCAGATACCCGACACCTCACTATCGCAAAGTGCGATAAGAGAGAGTGCTGGACAGAACCCTTATGGCAATAAAACCATAAGGGTAATGTTCGGCAAGTAATGAAAGGCAAAAAATGAGTAACATTATTAGGCTTGAAAGTCCGATTATTCGCACACCACGCGTTATGCAATTAGAAGGCTTATTTGACATTGATAGCGAGGCGCGGTCTGTAACGGAAGTTCAAAATAACATTCCCGATTTGAACGAACGCGATTGGAACGTTGGATTAATTGTGGGTCCAAGCGGCGCTGGCAAAACAACAATTGCGAAAGAAAAATTTGGCGATATTTTGAAAAAATCGGAAACACTTGATTGGGATATGGAAAAGGCTGTAATAGACGCGTTTCCAACTGACATGGCTATGCGTGAAGTAACAGAATTACTCTCATCTGTTGGCTTTAGTTCGCCGCCCGCTTGGCTACGCCCATATTACGCACTAAGTAACGGCGAACAGTTTCGGGTATCAATTGCGCGTTTGCTGGCGCAAAAAAATGACATAACAGTTGTTGATGAATTCACTTCCGTTATTGACCGCACAGTTGCCAAAATCGGCTCTGTTGCTATTGCTAGTGCTGTAAGAAAACGTAATCAGAAATTTGTTGCCGTAGGTTGCCACTACGACATTGAAGAATGGTTACAGCCTGATTGGATTTACGAGCCACATATTGGCTCCTTTAGATGGAGGTCACTTAGGCGACGCCCAGAAATTAACCTTGAAATCATTTGGGCAAAGTATGAAGCGTGGCCCATATTCGCACGTCATCACTATTTAGATAAAAACTTGAATAAGACGGCGCACGTTTATGTTGGCTTGATTGATGACCAGCCTGCTTGCGTTAGTGCCATGTTGCCATTACCAAACGCACATATTCGTAACGCTAGAAGATTTAGCCGTAACGTAGTGTTACCTGACTTTCAAGGCATTGGATTAGGCAGAATTTTTCACGAAAGAATCGCAAGTGGCTTAATAGCGCAAGGCTTATCGGTTTATGCGACAGCCAGCCACCCAACGCAAGTTCATCATCTAAACAAGTCGCCAAACTGGGAACTAATTCGCATGCCTAGCCGAGTGGCTAAACAAGGGAAAACATCTTCCCTATCAAGTCGCATGGGAGTGTCTAGGGCGCGCGTTACCACGTCATTTAGATACGTAGGCGCGCCCGATTATGAAGTTGCGAAAGTGTTAGCACCACTTCCGAAAAAATGATTTAATTGGCACTTATTCTATGAATATATGGCGGTGAAAACGTGGAGAAAACAGTAGGCATATTGCTACAAGAGCAACGCGAACTGATAGCGGCACAGTTAGAGGCGCACAGTAGAACGTTCTCTCACGATACAAGTTGCCGTAGAACGTATTCATGGCTGGCAAATACTGGCGAAGATGATTCATGTAACTGCCGTTATTCAGAGTTTATTAACATAGTGAGGACTGGCAATGCCGAAGGGCAAAAGTAAATTAAAACCTGAAACGTTAGAAAAAGAAGCAAAAGTATTAGAGTTAAGGCGCGGCGGATTGCCGTTTGACTTAATTGCTGTTCGTGTTGGCTACGCAAGTGCTAGTGGCGCCTACAACGCGTGGAAACGCGGCTTAGAGCGCATTGTGTATCAAGACGTAGTAGAAACACGCAACATGGAAATTGACCGCTTAGATATTGCTCAGGCGGCAATTTGGGGCGACATTATTAACACAAGTGCCACGCCTGAACAGCGAGCGCGAGCAATATTGACTTACATAAAGATTGCGGAAAGGCGAGCCAAACTACTTGGCTTAGATATGCCTACAAAGGCAGAAATTGAGGTAAATATTTATGAGCGCGACACAATTGACGCCGAAGTTAAAAGACTTGTCGCACTCCTTGATAGCGAGCAGGCGAGTGCGATGGACGCACCAACTGGCGCGCCAAGAGCAATTACCAACGGAGAATAACGATTGGCTTGTATGGCTTTACTTGGCAGGTCGCGGTGCTGGCAAAACAAGAACAGCGGCAGAGTGGCTGGCGTATGAAGCGTCAAGCCGACCTAACACAAGATGGGCAATTGTTGCGCCTACTTATGGCGATGTTAGAGATACGTGCGCAGAAGGCGAATCAGGAATCATTAAGATACTTGAACAATACGGCACGTTACGAGAATACAATCGCACTTTTGGCGAAATATTTTTAACCAATCGGTCACGCATAAAGTTATTTAGCGGCGAAGAACCTGACCGCTTACGCGGACCACAGTTTCACGGCGGTTGGTTTGATGAGTTGGCGGCATTTAAATATCCTGATACGTGGGACCAATATCAATTTGCGTTACGTTTAGGCACACACCCACAAACTGTTGTAACAACAACGCCGCGACCAACTAAGTTAATAAAAGATTTAATAACGCGTGACAAAGTTGTAGTAGTGCGCGGCTCAACATTTGATAACGCCAAGAATCTTGCGCCATCTGCGCTCGCTGAACTTAAATTGCGTTACGAAAACACACGATTAGGCAGACAAGAGTTATATGGCGAAATTCTTGATGATGTTGAAGGCGCATTATGGACACGCCAAATGATTGAAACGGCTCGCGTTCAAAAATCTCCAGCACTTGTGCGTATAGTTGTGGCGATTGACCCTGCCGTGACAAGTAACGCCGATTCAGACGAAACTGGCATAGTAGCGGCTGGCTTAACGGCAGATGGTCATTACTATGTATTGGACGATAAATCTTTTAGAGCCTCGCCTGATACATGGGCGCGCCAAGCCGTAAATCTGTATCACGAATTAAAAGCCGACAAGATAATTGCTGAAACAAATAACGGCGGTGATATGGTAATAAGCGTCATTAAGCAAGTTGATATGGCTGTGCCAGTTCAGAAAGTAACGGCAACACGTGGCAAACAGTTACGCGCCGAGCCAGTTTCTTCATTGTATGAACAAGGCAGAGTTCATCATGTTGGCTATTTTGAGCAACTAGAAACTCAAATGTGCGAATGGACGCCACTTAGTAAAGAATCGCCTGACCGATTAGACGCACTTGTGTGGGCTATAACAGAGTTAAATAGCGGCGGCAATAGTATGATTGCGTTAGCAAGTATGGCATTATTATGTTCTGTTTGTGGCATGCCATCGCCAAAAACGGCAGCAACTTGTATTAAGTGTGGCAATAATTTGAGAGGTTAATGTAATGGGTTTAATAGACCGATTTGCTGAACGAGTAGCAAAAGAGATTACTAAAGCACCTAATCTTCCAGTAGGCGCAGTTTCAATGACAGAGCAACAAATGCGGCAAGCACAAAGCGCCAATACAACTTATGGGCAATCAGACCCTTTGCCACGTAATCCAATTACGCCAACTGTGCCGTTTAGTCCGGGCATGCCAATTGTGCCGGGCGCAATTAATCCGCCAATCGCAGATAGTGGCAGACCAGCGCCACGTCAATACGAATTTCAAGTAGCACAAAACATAAATGTAACTGAAACACGTTTAGTGCCGTTTAAAACATTACGCGCGGCGGCAGACCAAATAGATATATTGCGCCGTTGTATTGAAGTATTAAAATCTAAAATCATTGGCTTAAATTGGGATATTGTTTTGGCAGAAGATAGTGCCGAAAAGATTATTACAGAAATAGGCGGCACTCATGTGCGCGCTATGACAGTTGCGCGTGAAAGATATACTGAAGAAATCTCACGCATGCGCCAATTTTGGGAACAGCCTGATAAAGCAAACGGCTTATTGTTTAACGATTGGTTAAATATTGCGCTAGAAGAAATTCTTGTGCTTGACGCGTGGGCTGTATGGCCTCAAGCAACAGTAGGCGGCGAATTACACGGCTTACAGATACTAGATGGCTCAACTATTAAGCCACTTATTGATGACCGCGGCATGCGCCCTACACCGCCAAATCCTGCCTATCAGCAAATTCTTTTTGGTTTTCCTCGTAGTGAATTTGCCGCGCCAACTGAAGGCGAATCGGCAGATGGCGAATTTACAAGTGATGAACTTTCTTACATGATACGCAATCGCCGTTCAATGTCTGTTTATGGTTATTCGCCAACAGAACGCGCACTCGCAGTTGCCGATATTTATTTACGCCGTCAGCAATGGTTACGTGCCGAATATACAGATGGCGTAACGCCTGAATTGTTAATGGCAACTGACGCCAACTTTGGTAATAATCCTGATTTGTTACGCGCCTATGAAAACATTTTTAATGATGATTTGGCAGGGCAAACACAGCAACGTAAGCGTGTGCGTTTATTGCCAGCAGGCATGACGCCAATTCAATTTGATGGCTACGGCGAAAGATTTAAAGATACGTTAGATGATTATTTAGTAAATAGCATTTGCGGTCACTTTGGAGTTTTGCCATCAGAGATTGGCTTTAATCCAAAAAGCGGCTTAGGCGGCGCAGGTTTCCAACTTGGACAAGCCGAATCTTCAGAAGTTATTGGCGCAATTCCGTTAGCAACATGGATTGCCAAAATGATTTCTAACTTGTCTTACACATATCTTGGCATGCCACGCGAACTTGAATTTAAGTTTATGGAATCAGGACGCCAAGATTTAGAATCAATTGCGCGCACACGTGATTTGGAAATTAAATCAGGCTCACTAACAATTAATGAGGCGCGTTCTCGTTCAGGCTTGCCACTTATTGAGGCGCCTGAAGCCGATATGCCAATTATTTCTGTGGCAACTGGTTCTTATTTCATAACAGAATCAGGCATAAAGCCTTTTGAGGACGCAGTTGGCGGTCTTGGCTTAGAAGGCGAAAATCTTGTAACGCCTGAACTACAAGAAGAAACAGTAGTAACGGAGGACGTTACTAATGGCGAAAAAGCGGCACAAGAGTTGAAGAAGTTTTTGCGATTCTTGAAGCAAGAGCCTGAACGCCAGTTTAATTTCAAAGAAGTGCCAGTTGTGTATGCCGAAGTGTTAAATAAATTCGTATCTGTTAAAGATTACGAAAGCGCACGTTGGTATGCCGAACGCTATTTGGCGTAAGGCGCACAATGAACCGCGCATGGAAGCAACGTAATGGCGCAAAAGTCAGATTAGCGGCACGTAACGCAAAACTGATTAGAAACGCCATTAAAGAATCATTTAATACAAGTGCTGTTGTAGATGATTTTGTTGCCATGAACTTTCAGACTTTAACGCCTGAACAGGCACGTTCATGGGCTAGAACACATGTGCGCACAAATGATGACGCGTTAAGTGCCGCATTACGCCGTGTTTATTTAGAAGGCTACGCACTAGGCGAAGATGTTGGCATGAGTTCAATTGCCAAAGCCAAGATAAGTAAAGCGCCTACATTAGACCAATTACGCCGCGCCACTAACATTAACTGGGCTACATGGCGAGCAGGCAATAAACCAGCGGCATTGTTAGTCAGAAAGCCGCGTGGCTTATCTACGCTTTTGGATAATCGCGGTGTAACAATTCAAGGCATTAATCGCACAACACTTGACCGATTAGGCACAATATTGGCAAGAGCATTAGAAAAGGGTTGGGCGCCATCTAAAATCAAAGATGAAGTGGCAGATTTAATTGATAGCGACAGCGAGCGCGCATTAACGATTGCTCAAACAGAAACTAGCCGCGCCGTTACAACAGCAAGTAGGCAACTTTATGAAGAAAGTGGCGTGGAACTGGTAGAGTGGCTAGTTGCCGACCCTTGTGATATTTGCGAGGAAAACGAAAGTGTGTCGCCTATCCGTATTGGCGAAACATTTCCAAGTGGAGATACGGAACCGCCAGCACACCCAAATTGTGTTTGCGATATTGCGCCGTATGTAGTAGATACACGCGATATAGGCGAGGACGCACTTAGTATGATTTTAGGAGATGAAGATTAATGGCACAGCCACAAGTTGGACATAGCACAAC